TGATAACGCTTGCACAACGTTTTCTGCGATGCGTCCGCCCCAGGTAAACTCCGTGTTACGACTGTCGTAAACTAATTTGCCACGTTCGTACCGCAGATTGTTGTAGTGCAGAGCCATACCGTTCGGTAGATGTATCTTGCGGTCTGCGAATCTGAGACCGTGCCAGTCTTCATCTTGTCTGGTTATGGTGTTGGCTAGCTTGAGTTCTAGCTTTTGCCATAACAAAGGTATACCTGAGTATGTACTGCGGTATGTATTTACTACGTTGTACGCTTCATCGGTGGTGAACGTCATGGGTGGACCCATTGCGCCAGCCTCGAGAGTGGCTTGGAACTTAGGTGCACCCATTCCATAACCCAGCCCCAGCACAGCCGTCTTACCAACGAAGCGTTCCGTCGGGTCATTGTGCTTGTTAATGGGTCGGTCGTAGATAACAGAAGCAAGATTGCTATAGATGTCATCACCTGACCTAAATTGGTCAAGTAGGTCAACTTCATCTGCTAGCCACGCAAGCATGCGCGCTTCGATGTTTGATAAGTCTGCGACGAACACTAGGGACCCTTCGGGTGCGCACAACGCTTTGCGGAGCTCTGAGTTGCGCGGCATGTTCTGCATGTTGATCTTTTCAGTACCACCGAAGCGTCCGGTGTGAGCCGCGTAGTAACGCAACGGCACGCTGATGGTGCCGTCGTCATGCGTTGCGTCGATGAAGCGCTGGGCCCTGGTCTCGTTGATGCGACTCTTTACTGCTTTGCGAGCATCCCATATGTGTTGAAACTGGGGATACATGTTGCACATCTGCTGATATGCCTTGTCGTTTTTGCCGAGTGCGGGGATGTCTTTACCGGTCGTCGGTGACTTCTTTGTCGGCGGCACAATACCCAGCTCATATATGTATTCTGAGAACTGTTGGTTGGAGCTGAGTACTTTGCGGTCGACACCTGCTGCATCAATGAGCGACGCACTGTGAGCGATTTGCTCATCACGAAACGTGGTTAGTGCTTCGCGGTTCACGGTTAGCTTTGGCTCACAGAACATACGGCACGTCATATCGACGAGATCCATCTCTGACTGCGGCATCTTGTGTGCCCAAGCAAGATAGATTGCATGCGTTAAGTCGACATCTTGTATGCAGTAACCTGCAATAGACTCTTCCAACTCTGGATCGAGGTCGTAGATACCTTTGGCATCAGCGAGCTCTTCACCTTTCCGCATGCGTTCGTCGTCAGGGAATGCACGTATAGCACAGTCTTTTAAGCGGGCGCTCTGGCCAGGGAATAAGCCGCGACTCATTGCCGCGGTATCGACGTAATACTTTGGTGTTAGTCCGTAGTATCTGGTCAAAATATAACCATCGAATGGTGTGTTGTGGCAGATAAGCGTTGCGTCGTCCCAGTCCAGGGCCCGCAGTGCGTCTTCGCATTCGTCTTCGCCGTACCACTCTGTTGCATCATGATTTATCTTGATGCCGACGCCCCACACTTTGAATTTTTCGTGTCGGACGTAGTCCATCGTGGTCATTTTAGTTAGAGATAAGTTTTTGTCGTAATAGGTTTCGAAGTCGAGAGTTATAAGCATCAGAACGGGAGCTCCGTGTTCGCATCATTGCATGCGTGTTGAGCCATGATTTCGCTTTCGATTGCTTTGAAGCGAGCCTTGAGTTCGTTGTAGGCGTCAGGCATTCGCGACTTCATCCATACAGCTGTATAGGTATGGAACTCGGGGTGTAATAGGTCTTCTTCGAGATCAGGTATAGCTTGAAAGTAATCCTTTGTGTTCATTTAAGCGCCCTCCAGGGTGGAATATTTCTAAGATTTTGAGCTTCTTTTTGAACGCCTTTAGCTCTTCGTGAGTAAAGACATAAAGGTTGCGTTGCATGTCACACGCTAGGTAAGCGGTCTTACCTAGCTGGTTTTGTATGAAATGCCCTTCTTCGACTGCGCCTTCGATGTCTGTCCAGACATTACTGATCATTTCTTCAGTATTGTTGGGTGCTCCAACTCAGATTCGATAAGGCGCTCGATGTACCAGATAGCTTTTCGAAGATCCTCGATCGGCCTACCTTTGTAAGACATGCGCCAGATATATTTCAGTGCGTTACCTTTGCAGTAACCTTTGAAGGCGTCGGATGTCATTGACTCTTGAATTGCGTCGATGCATTCGATGTTTCCAGCGTTGTAGTGCGGGGGCGCACTAACTGGATCTGCCATTGGGGGTTGATCGTATGGATCGAAGTAGTCTTCTATGTCGTGCGGGGTTCGGGACTTAGTTGCGCGGTCCCATTCACGTGGTGTTGCGTCATTAATACTCATCGTACTCTCCTAGTAGAGCGAAATAGTACTACCGCTAATATATTAGTTCAAGTATTACAGCTGGATGTAACAAGTTTGTCCCCAAGGGGCTTCGTGTCGTTCAGTTGAGACCCATAGAACAGGATATGGTGGCTCATCACCGAAGTCATCGGGACATGCTTCGAGGTCCGTCAGGTACACAGCTGCTTCTACTTCCGAATGGTTTTCGTTGATGTAATCAAACGCTGGTTTGAACGCAGTACCACCACCGCCTTTAATAGGCGTCATTGGGAACTCGTCTTCAGGGTCGACTTCATCAACATGTGCTACGTCGTAGTCACAATGAATGATTGTCATCTGAGATGGTCGTAGTTCTGAGTGGATGGCTGACATTTCACCAAGGAACTGTTCCCAGTAGTCGGCACAAGAACCAGACGAATCAATGATTACTGCGACGTGGCCTGCAGACTCGTTCAACATCGATGGTAAATACTCGTCTTCACTGATGTATGCGCGGTGCGGTTTGCGCCAACTGTAATCGTCACGGGTAAGCGACGTACAGAAAGGCCACAACACACTCCGCCAATCAACGACGGGTTTGACGATGTCTTGGATGAAGCGTTCCATCTGCCCTGGGAGCTTGCCTGCTTGTTTGGCAACTTCTGCGGCTTGAGTAACAGCCACTTGCCAGTCGGATTCCATCGCTGCGTTGCTTCCTGCTTGGACCTGACCTGCGCCCGCGTCCATAACCATGCCCCAAGGGCATTGCTTAGGTGGGTTGTCCTTGTCGAGCTTGTTGTAGATAGCATCGGCAGACATGTCTTTGTACTGCTTATCAACAAGACCACCTTCAGGTAGCACAAAGCCACAGTCTAGAAGGTGAAGGTTGATGGCAAAGTCAGTGGCGATGTTCCACAGCTTAGCGTCCCGTTGCTGACGACGCGTCATGTGATTGAACACACAGTGCATTACTTCGTGAGCGATGAGACCTTTGCGTGTAACGGTGTCGAGTTTACTGACGAACTTACTGTTGTAGACAAGCCGCGTACCATCGGTAGCGGCTGTCTCACAGTTGTCATCGTCTTGTACCAACTTGAGTTTCAACGCTAACGTGCCGAAGAACGGCTGATCCATTAGCAGTTGAGCCCGAGCTTTGAGCATGTCGCTTTCAGCAGACATATTAGCCTCCTAGCATTTTAGCTGTGAGTACGGCTTGGTTGGCGACGGTTGGGTCAAAGTTGACTTCTTCTCGGACTCGTTTCGCTTGTTGCTTACGATTTTCTTTGGTGTGCATCTTTTGAATCTTTTCAGCAGGCACAAGTGATTCAGCGGCTGGCCAGACTTCAAGAAGCTGTTTGAGCGTTGTTACGCTATCGAGCAGATCTCTGATGCTTTGTTCGTAAGACTGTTTGGACCCGAACCAAGTGGTGTGTCTAGCTTCGTGTGCAAGAAATAGGTCGGTAATTTCAAGACGGTCGTCATCTGAGAAGTCTTCTACCCAAACGGTTGGGTTGCCCCAACGATTGTAGTTTTCCTCTGTTACGTAGTACTTGTGCATCTGAGTACTGAATTTGATGGTGTGTCGCTCGACAGCGTTTGTATTACTTGTACTGGGAGCTTTACGTTTTAAGTCGACACCAGTGATTGGATCTTTGTTAACAAACGGCAAGATCTTCTGATTGCCGTGTTCTAGCTTATTGATACCGCGTTCTGCGCCAATCTCAGCCATATCTTTCAAGAACTTTTGTGCGGGGCTATTGATTACGGCACGTCGCACGCGGTCTGCGTACTCGGTAGTTGGTATGGGTTCGGGGTTAGCTAAGTCGTACGCGTTTTCTGCGTTGCGGCGGATATCGTACCGCAGATCATTGGTCATTCTTACTGAAGCCATGATGCTTCTCCTATATACAAGTTAAATTCAAGGACGATAAAGAACGCGAGTGCTCCGAAGAGCACTGCATTTAGTAGCGTTCTCATAGAAGTACGTCAGCGTTTTCTTGAGTCCATTTGGTGAAGTGCTCGGTTTGCATGAGCGAACGATCCTTCGCGAGTGAGTCACGAATAACAATTACCTGATACTCAGGTGGCATGCGCTTCGTGTATTTCATTACTGCTTCGAAGTTGTCTGCATCGACGCGAGCAGTCAGTGCACCACAAACTGCGTACAGTACTGAGGTGCCGGTTGGTACGCGGGTGGTGGTTGGTTTCTCGAGGATGACATCGATGTCAGGCACTTCTTGGTAGATCTGCTTGAACGCGATGTACTCACCTGCGGCACCGTCACCGACGAGCGACGCAACACCGTAGAACTCATCAGTCATAAACGGCAGTTTGCGGCTGACGTAATCCCAGGCACGAGGCGTCGGGAACGCATTCTGTGTTGCGTCTGCGTCGCTGAGGAGCTGCGGGCGGTAACGTAGGAAGCTCACGACTGATGGATCGATGTGCGAGTTCACGGCCCACGCTACCCAATCGTCAATGTTCGCTTCGAGGGTGAAGTGACTGAAGCGATTCTTAACAGGCGTCGGCATCTCGTGTACCGCGGCACGGTCGATTGCGCGGTTACCAGCTGCGATGAAGATCGTGTCTTTGGGACACTCATACGTACCGATCTTACGAGTAGTAAGAAGTTGCAACAGTGAGTTCTGAGTGGCTTTGGGAGCGGTACTGAGCTCATCAATGAAGATGATTACAGTGCCTTGGTAGTTGGTGTCTGGGTAATCTTCGGGCACACCGTACCGAGTGCGGTACGTGCCGTCTTCTTGCTCGACAACTTTCAAGCCACCACGTACGTCAACTGGGTCGAACAGGTTGGCACGTATTTCGAACAGCTTGGCGTTCATTTCTTTCGCTACGCCATACACGATCTCTGACTTACCTTCGCCTGGGCCGCCCCAGATCATCGTCGGTATGCCAGCGAGTGCGTTGGCTTTGATCTCTGCTGTGAGATCGGATGGTCGGATGGTTCTCATACTTTGTCTCCTACATGAGGTGTGATTAGTGGTTCAAGGTTTCCGGTCTTGGGGTTACGGATTTGGGTTTCACGCCATTCGTCGTAGGCGGCGTCAGGGTCGGGCTCGTACTTTGGCGTTTTGAAATCATCGTCGTCGTACTGCGGTCCGTCGGTGATACTGCAAGGCATGCGGTTCATGATTCGTCCTCCACGTTAATAGCAAGTGAGCGCGGCTCAGATATTGCTGATGCGTCCACAGAGATGTTCCAGTACGTGTCGGTTTCCATATCTATTTGCACTGGCGTTTCTGGGTCGTAATCGTGGACAGTGATTGCGTTTTGCAACGCATTGATAAGCTCTTGGATGCTCATGAATCGTCCTCCTTTATCAGTTGTTGTGAACGTATTGCACTCGCTTGGTCCGAAAGAAGTTCAGATATCTCATCTGCAAAGTCGTCGTGAACAGCTCTTCGTAAAAATTGTAGTGACCAATGATCAAGCGCGTCAGCTAAGCGTTTTGAGCAGTGCGGGCATTCTTTTACTAGGTCGATGTTCATGA